TTACCCTTCAAATTGTTAAGCTTTACTAACTTATCATCAGCACCGATAAGTTCTTCCTGATCTTTAGTGTATGCAAAAATCTGCTCTTCGGTTTTTGCACTTTCGGTCATATAAATGCCAACTTCTGCATCTAAATTGGCAATCTTTTCTTTATTGGCATTAATATTGGCATTACCACGATTCTCAAGTTCCTCAATGAAACTCTGCTGCATTTTCATCTTATCCTTAAGAGTTTCCTTCTTAAGTTCAAGAGATTTAATTTGATCTTTCTTTTCACGAATCTTATCTTTGATGAGATTATTCATCGCAGAAAAAATACGAATATCCAAAAGATCTTCAATCACTTCTCTACGATTAGAAGTCGTCAGTTGCATAAACGGCACAAAGGTACTAGAACCCAGAATCACAATCTGAGTAAAAGATTTATAATTAACCTTGAGAATATTCTCTTCTAGAATTCTTTGGTTGGCACGGTCATCTGCTTCCTTATGCAGAGGAACTCCATTCACCTCAATATCAAAGATGTTTGGTTTGATACCACGACGAACAAGATAATCTCGACTATTCACAGAGAATTCAATCTCTACAAGACAATCTTTTTCATTCGTAGTATTAACCAGTTGAGGTTTGTTAATCTTACGAAATGGTTTATTAAAAAGAACAAAAGTAAGTGCATCCAGAATTGTGGATTTACCCGCACCATTTGTTCCGATAATTAAATTTGTATGGTGTTTTTCAAAATCAACTTCTGTCCAATGGTTCCCAGTAGAGAGGAAGTTGCGCCATTTAATCTTGTGAAATACTAACATTCTTAGGAGGAATAACGATATCGTCAGGTGTGATCACAGCATACTTGTAATTATAAGTCTTACAGGTCTTTATTGCAAGCTCATCGTCAACTTCTACAACTTCCATTTCAGTTTCTTCTTGATCTTCTAGCATTAAAGCATAACGAGTTGCATCGTCTTCGTCCTCAAACAGAAATAAGACTTTATGACCATATTGGTCTTGAACTGCATATGCTCCGTCGTCTTTTCTGTCTTTAAGTGTGAGGAGAAACATTTACTCTACTTCGCAAGCTTGTTTGTAAAGGTCCTGAAAGATTCCCTTGATGACATTCTTATCAAACTCAAACTCTGCCTCATCAATATATCTATTCAAAATTGAAATCGTGCTTTCTTCTTCATCAATCTCAAAATCTTCACTTTCTTGAATATCAAAGTTCTCAACAATTTTGAGTTCTTGAATACCAGCAGTATAAAGTTTGTCGATAAACTTCTCAAAATCTTTTGGTTTCGATTTCTTACGAACAATCACCTTAACAATCTTATTTTCATATTCAGTTGCATCAAACAACTGGTAAGGAGTGTCCTCATAATAAATGTGATAGAACAATTTATAAGGATTGTTGATTGGAGTGTGAGTGAGGGTTTCCGTATCAAAGATATGAAATCCACGAGTATCATTCACATCGGTCCAATACATTTCGTAAGGATTACCCAGATAAAAAACCTTACCATTATCAGAGCGAGTATGATAATGCCCAGAAAATACTTTAGTGAATTTATCAAAAATCTTTGGATCCGTTCCGTGATCTTCCATAATTAGATTCCGATTCACACGGAAACCTTGAAGTTCTAGATGACCCATTGCAACTTTTGCTTTGGACTTCTTGATTTGATTGAGAGTTTCTTCATAGTTCTCACTACAAATCCAAGGCACCATCATAATATCCAGACCACCAACTTTAATGGTCTGCGGAGAACTATAGGTCCGAACATTAGGATAAGTCTGAAGAAGCAGACTTGGAGAATTGACGCTATTGGTATTCTTATAATAACAATCGTGATTACCAACAACCATATGAACCTCATAATTCCTCATAGGTTCAAATACAACTCTCTTTGCCCATTCCAAACTTTGATAATCAATTGACTTACGACTATCAAAGGCATCACCCATGTGAATGACTGCTTCTACCCCATGTTCTTTGAGAGCAGGGAAGAAAACATTATTGTAGAAGAGTTCAAAATGGTCGTGGAGATATTTTGAACCTTTTCTTGCCCCATAATGGGTGTCAGTGATAATGGCGACCCGCATAATTAAGAGTATTTTTCCAAGTATAGCACAGCAGATCTGAGTAAGTCAAGATTATCAGAAAAATTGCCTAATCCGCGATTACATTTACAACAAAGCAATCCTCTCACCTTTCCATTATCGTGATTATGATCTACTGCCAATTTTTTCCCAGACACACATTCATTTTTACATATGGCACAAACATTTTTTTGTTCAGAAAGAATATCATTATATTCCTCCAAAGAAATACCATAAGTCCTACCTATAAGTCTGGAATGCCACTCATCTTTATTATTTTGATAATACTCCGCCTGCTTATCTTTTCTCCTTTGCCATTGCTGTTTATATTTTTCTGGATTATTTTTTCTCCATTTAGCAAGTCTTTCTTTATCACGCATTTTTTTTCTGCGGTCTGCTTCACCAGGAGGTAATTTTTTAGGCATTTTTATATGTATCGTTAAAAATATTTATAAAAGATACACATTTAACGATTATTACGATATTGGATATTATCCTTAATAGTATTATAGTCCGAACTGCTACCAGAAAGCAAGCTATCGTCAATCATCATTACCTCATCAAACCCAGTGCGTTCGATAATCTTAGTCTTAATTTCTAATTGCTTTTTCTCCTTCTGAATACGGCGGAGAAATGCATAGTGAATAATTTGTGTAAAATAAGCAAAAGGATTTTGAGACTTCTCTGGATTGAAGTTATGAATATACTGCACACAATTCTCAATACCATCAGAAATCATATCCTCACGGAACATATAATTCACAAAGTTTGGTTTATATGATAAATGAGTCGCAATTTTCAGAAAACACTCTCCCAAGTAATTTGTAATACGCGGTTTAGGAAGACCTGCTTCTTTAGCGGCAGCAACCTTTGTGCGATAGACAATTAGTGCTTCTAATAATTCTTTGTTATTTACATAGTGCTCTGATTTCTTCTTGGGCATAGCATCGGACTCATTTAATATATGTTTTACTTATTATATCATAGATTCAGGGGCTTGACAAGATATACAAATATGTGTAGACTAGGTTTGTCTCCGTTGAAGATAAAAACTAGTTTTCTTTAAGACCATTAAAGAGATTTTCAAGTCTTTTACGAGCATCTTTTACTGAAGAAATATATCCCATCTTTTCAGAAGGTTTAACGGCACCACCTCCAGGTTTATAGACTTCAATCGAATCATTATCTTCGGAAAGATATTGATTATAAAGTTCTATAACTCTTTCATCTTTAGATTCAGTCATAGTAATAACTTTATCGAGTTTAATTAAAAAGATATCATCACTTGCTATTTCCATCCAAGGTTTAATCTTCACATAAGATGTTGGACCATTGTGAAGCACCTTCATTATAACAGGATTTTGTAGCACTATAATAGGATCTCCATCATTCTCATCTACAGATATTAGAGAGAATATTTCTTCACCTGATGTAAGTTTTATAATAGAGTAAAATTCGTCTCCCATTAGTTTTTAAGAGGTATGTTTACAATATCGTAGTTAAAGTTTTCTTCATTATAAATTTTAATTCTTTCGATTAAGTGATTAAGCGTATAATTCTTTCTTGATTTATAACTGATATCATCGGCAATATCATATAAAGTTGCTTTTATTTTGCTTTCTCCTTTTCTGAGAACTCTTCCGATAGATTGGAGATTTCTAATTCTAGATTTCGATGGTGACGCAAACACAACATTATGTAAGTTACGAATATTAATACCGGTAGAAAAAGTTCCATAGGATGCTACGATAATTGCGTTATTTTCTTTTTCTGTTATTTCACGAACTTTTTCCCTTTCTTCAGTATCCACTCCACCGTGAACAAAAAATACATGACGGTTATCATGCTTACTACTATTTATCAGTTCGTATAAAGGTTGTCCGTGACCTTCTACTCTACTGAAAAGAATTAAAGTATTTCCTTTTAAGTCAAGAGCAAGATTTCGAATAAATTTATTTCTCCTTTCGTGTCCGATAATATATTGAACTTCATCTTCAAAAGTTTCAAATCTATTGGGTGGATGTTTCAGTAGTAAAATATTAATATCAAGTTTTGCAAGATGACCTTTTTGCATCAGTTCATCCGTTTTAATAATTTTATAAGAAGGACCAAATAATCCTTCTAGAACCCATTTATGAGTTTGACTACCATCTAGTGTTCCAGTAAATCCAAAGCGATATTTTGCATCACAAAGTTTAGTCATTATAGATATTAATGACTTGGATTTAAACTGGTGTGCCTCATCTCCTACGACTACATTAAATCTAGAAAAATACTGTTTAGGCAATTTGTAAATACTTTGCCAGGTAGTAATAATGACTTGGGAATCAGTTTCTCTTTCTTTTCCCGCATAGATTTTGTGGCAAAATGAACCAACATCCCATCCATAATCTGCAAAATCTTTATACATTTGTTCTACAAGGGAAGTCGTTGGGACAACTATCAGAATATTTTGCTGTTTCTCAACATAATATCTCACAACAGAATATATCATTAATGACTTTCCAGATGCAGTTGGAGATATCAATAACTTTCGATTATGTCGCAAAGCGTCGAATACTCCCTCAACTTGGTAATCGCGTGGGGCGTGTCTACTGATAGTAGTCATATAATCTTTCACACCTTCTTTGGAAATACCTTCATTCACTTCAAAAGGTAATCCATAGAATTTATTATTTCTAAATTCGTATGTGTAGTTGTGATCTTCACAAAATTTTATAATTCTATCTAAGAGTCCAATGTAAATCTCACCTGTTTGTGTAGAGAACAGGCGAATTTTTCCGTCCCAGTATTTGTTGCGAAACTGGGGGCTAAATTTTGCATTTGGAACATCAAAAGTAAATTGGTCTTGAAGTTCATAATATACATGAGGTTCTGCTTCTACCTGCAAGTAGACCTCATTCTTTTTAGATATAACCAAATGTGACATTCATAAAATATCAGTTATGAATATTTATTTGGTTAGTTAAACCCTGCCTGGAACCTGTGCCACTCAATAGCATTTTTGATTTGATAAGTGCGATTCGAAATTGTCTTGATAACTTCTTCAAGAAACTTCAACATAATATCGTAATATCTTATCTTAAGTTCTACCTTACTTAGTTTCTCATCACCATCCATATGCCTCTGTAGTGCCTCTTTGTCCCTAACTTTATATGGGAAAGGTTCTTCCTCGTAGACCTCTATAGGTGCCTTTCCGGTGTAGTAATTGTAGCGTTCTAGTTTGACGCGATTGTAAGTTTCTCTTGCCTTTTCGCGCAACAAAGTAATTGTATTATAGATTGTATAATACTTAGAATGAAGTTGAGGAATTTTTAAAGATTCATCATGTAAGTTGTCAGGGTCAATGACAGAATCTCTCTGCCACATTTCCTGAATTTCATCAAGATTCATGTACTTGTAAATGGATAGAGTGGTTTGCCGTCTGTACCTAGTATATCATAAATGGTGTATTT